TTTTAATACCTTCATTAACAGCCTTAGCAAACCCTAAAGGTTTGTCATCCCAAACCATTATTAAGTTAGGTATAGCAGTATGTAAATAATTTAAATAAGCTTCTGTATTATCAGTGCATCCATTAGCAGAAATGACCAACTCTATGTCGGTCATTTCAGTGTATTTAATTATTGAATCAATACACGGTTTTAGATATTTCTCACAATGATTGTAAGTCGGTATCACTACCGAATACTTTGGGGATTGCATCACTAATCCTTTTAGTTAAATTTTTAAGCCAAGTTTAATGTTGTTTATTATTGCCCAACCTTCTATTATAGTCCACCCCAATGTCCATAAACATGCCCAAACTGTTGGAACTATCCAAATAACAATCGTAAACAAAAGGGTTACTACTAAAAAATAGATACTAACCCTAATATCACTAGGATGTTTGCCAAGGATTAGGTTAATTTCATAATCCCCAGCATGATTTTTAATGTCTAAAGTTTGACGGTAATCAACAAATAAAAGGATAACAACAAGAATATTTAGCAAAGTAATCATTTATAACTCCGAAGATAAAACAATACCACCAGTATTTGATGAAGCCAAAGCTATAGTTGCTGCTTGTCCTACTGTTACTGTTGCAACAGCAAAACTGCAAGATAATATTGCCGAAGATGCACCGACCATAACAGAACTTGGAGTATACGATGAAGTTCCAGTTGATGCTGCTGTGTAATATTGATATGTTGGAGCACCTAAAGGAGATGCGCTATATGATGGCGTAGCTCTTAGGGTTGTTGGATAAGCCACATTAAAATAAATAGATTGTGTTGTCTGACAAGTTCCCGAACCTAATGGCTGGCTAGCACCTGTGTATGCAACCATATAACGCTGACATAAAGCTAGTTCTTCCCCATACTGCCTATAATCATAAGAAGTAGCAACAGAGCCTTTTTCCAGTTGAACTCCACTTACAACTAAAGTGTTTCCGTTTGATGGAGATATTGCAAACGCAATCATTAAACCATTACCAACATTTGAGCCAGCATTAAAGCTAAAACTATAAATAGTTGGAGTTGTTGTAGTAGAAAGTGTTCCTGTAGAAATCTGTGTAGCACTACCAAAAATACCGCTAGCACCAGAACTCCAAGTATCTTTTGTATTTGGGTAATATGCATACCATGTAACAGTTGAAGATGCACTAGAAGAAAGTTGCGCTTGAACTGTTACAGTTTGATTGATTAAATCATAAGAATTAAAAGATTCAATTCTTTGAGCAAGCCCCATACTAGTGGTGCTTGAAGCAGTTGATGTTAATTGTGCAGCATATTGATATGGCGCTGTACCTGCAACTCTTTGAAAAGTTGCAGATACACTTGAACCAGTACCGTATCCAATCCATCTATCAAGACCATAGTTAGTACCGTTTCCAGTTCCAGTTATGCTGTAAGAACCACCATTATATTTTTGGTCAATTTGCATCAAACCATTAATTAATTTATTTTTAAAGCTAGATGATGTTCCACTATATCCTGAATAACCTGAGTATCCGCTAGTACCAGTAATAGATTGACCAGAGTAGCCTGAATAGCCGGATGTTCCAGTAGCTCCAGTAGAACCATTTTGACCGCTATATCCGCTGTAACCAGAAGTTCCTATTGCACCATTGCTACCATTTATACCTGAATAGCCTGAATATCCAGATGTACCTGTTGCACCAGTACTACCGTTTATACCTGAATAACCGCTAAATCCTGAATATCCAGATGTACCTGTTGCGCCATTAGTGCCATTTATACCTGAATAGCCAGAATAACCAGAAGTTCCTGTAGCTCCAGTAGAACCATTTTGACCGCTATATCCGCTGTAACCAGAAGTTCCTGTTGCACCATTGCTACCATTTATACCTGAATAGCCTGAATATCCAGATGTACCTGTTGCACCTGTACTACCGTTTATACCTGAATAACCGCTAAATCCTGAATAGCCAGATGTACCTGTAGCGCCATTAGTGCCATTTATTCCAGAATATCCTGAATAGCCTGATGTGCCTGTTGCGCCTGTAGAACCATTCTGTCCACTATAGCCAGAGTAACCTGATGTACCTGTAGCGCCAGTTGATCCATTGATACCTGAGTAGCCAGAGTAACCGCTTGTTCCTGTAGCGCCATTTATACCTGAGTAGCCAGAATAACCAGAAGTTCCTGTAGCTCCAGTAGAACCATTCGTACCAGAATAGCCAGAATATCCGCTAGTTCCATTTGTACCATTTGTACCAGAGTATCCTGATTTTCCAGAATAACCTGATATGCCTGATCCACTATAACCAGAAATACCACTAAAACCTGAAATACCGCTAAAACCTGAATATCCTGAAGTTCCAGTAGCTCCAACTTGCCCTGAATAGCCTGATATTCCAGAGTAGCCAGAATAACCTGATGTACCGACATTTCCTGTAAGGCTAATTGTCCATGTATAGCTTGCAGCAGTACCGCTAAGATAGTCAACATTGACTACTAAAGTTGTTCCACTAAAAGAAGTGATTGCTCCTTCAGCATACAAACTTGGAGAAAGATTATTAATTACTCTTACACGATCACCTACAGTAAACGCAGTTTGTGATGCAGAAAGGTTGGTAGTCCAAGTATTAGAACCAAGAACAGGGGTAAGAGATGAACCAGAAGTTAAATTTGAATAACCAAGCCCACTAAACCCTGAAATGCCAGAATATCCAGATATGCCTGAATACCCAGAAATACCCGAGAATCCACTAAATCCTGAGATCCCTGAAAAACCACTATAGCCTGAAATTCCTGAAAAGCCACTATAGCCACTTGTGCCAGTAGAACCATTAATTCCTGAATAACCGCTATATCCAGATGTTCCTGAATAGCCACTAATACCCGAATAACCACTAAATCCAGAAATGCCAGAAAAACCGCTGTAACCAGAAGTTCCGTTAATTCCGCTGTAACCAGAAAAACCAGATATACCAGAAAATCCTGAATAGCCGCTAATACCTGATCCACTATAGCCACTAAAGCCAGAGATTCCACTATAACCAGAAATACCACTAAATCCAGAATAGCCACTTATTCCTGAACCACTATAGCCTGAAATTCCTGAAAATCCTGAGTAGCCAGAAATACCAGAGAATCCGCTATAGCCACTAAAGCCAGAGATTCCACTATATCCGCTAATACCAGAGAACCCACTATAGCCAGATGTGCCTATATTTCCTGTAAGACTAAATGCCCAAGAATTGGTTGACCATGTGCCACCAGAAATGTAATCAACATTGACTACTAAAGTTGTTCCAGAAAATGATGTAATAGTACCTTCTACATATAAATCATAAGAATAAGTATTAATTGCCCTTACTCTCGCTCCAACAATGTATGCAGTTTGACTAGAAGATTGATTTGTTGTCCAAGTGTTAGACCCAATAGCTGGTGTAAATGAAGTGATTGAAGTTAAAGGATAGTATCCTAATCCGCTAAATCCACTATAGCCTGAAATTCCTGAAAAGCCAGAAATTCCAGAAAAACCAGAGTAACCACTTATGCCAGAAAATCCGCTGTATCCACTAATTCCTGAGTAGCCTGATATTCCTGAATATCCCGATATACCTGAAAAACCAGAATAACCAGAAATGCCACTAAAGCCAGAGTAACCAGAAATGCCAGATCCAGAATAACCAGATTTACCACTATAACCAGATATTCCTGATCCTGAATATCCAGAATAGCCAGAAATGCCACTATAGCCACTAATACCACTATATCCAGAATAGCCTGATATTCCGCTATAGCCTGATTGGGTATACATTACTTGAGTTGCAGTAACAATAACACCGGGGGTTACTGGAACAGTTGGACTAGATTGCGCTCCAGTTGTTGAAATAGAAATAGTAGTTGAAGAAACTGCCCATGCAAGTTGCAAATAATCACCAGCATTAACAGTCAATACATAATTAACTGCTGCAATTAACGCACCAGCACCGCCATGCGCTGTTCCCGGCACATTGTAAATAGAGTTGCTATCTGCAACATCTGAGCCATTTTTGCGTAACCAGACATCAACATTATCGCCATTGGAATCTGAATTAGCAAATTGCAATGAATACTCAAGGTTATATGTACCAGCATTAGCAAAAGTTATTTGATTGCCAGAAACAATGCTTACACCATTAGCTTCAAATTGACTGCCAATATTTACAACATAAGCAGTTGTAGTGTTAGAAGCAGTTTGATTAGTTATGTCATAGAAAGATCCATAAAAACCTTGAACACCGCCACCGCCATTTTGACCGCTAAAACCTGAATAGCCTGAATAGCCAGAAAAACCAGAAATGCCTGAATAACCAGAATAGCCACTATAACCAGATGTTCCTACATTTCCTGCTAAAGTAATAGTCCATGTATAACTTGCTCCAGTACCACTTAAATAGTCAACATTGACTATTAAAGTAGTGCCAGTAAAAGAAGTTATATTTCCTTCAGCATATAAGCCTGTAGAAATGTTATTAATTACTCGAACTCTATCGCCTACTGCAAATGCGGTTTGAGAAGCAGAAAGATTAGTAGTCCAAGTATTAGACCCTAATACTGGTGTTAATGCAGTTCCAGAAGTTAATCCTGAATATCCAAGTCCACTAAATCCAGAAATTCCTGAAAAGCCGCTATACCCTGAGATTCCTGAAAAACCAGAATATCCGCTTATGCCAGAATAACCGCTAATGCCTGAGAAGCCACTATAACCAGAAATGCCTGAACCAGAGTAGCCTGATTTACCGCTATAGCCAGAAATTCCAGAACCAGAATATCCCGATATACCTGAGTAACCAGAGTAGCCAGAAATTCCAGAGAATCCACTAATGCCGCTATAACCGCTATAACCACTATAACCACTAATGCCAGAGAATCCACTAATGCCAGAAAAACCGCTATAACCTGAGTAGCCTGATATTCCTGAAAAACCACTAATTCCATTAGCAATTGCAAAAATAATTGCTTGATTGTTAGAGAAGTTTGTAGATCCAGTTCCAGAGGAAGATACTAAAGAAACAGGGATAGTGTAATAACCACCAGCATTGCTTGGTGTTCCAGTAATAATCCAAGTTTGTTGATTTGCACTATTAGTTTGGTCTTGAATAACAATTTCTTCAGTTTTAGCCAGTAGAGCTAAAAATACAGTTATGTCTACGCCATTGGCAGCAGTTGTGCTGACATTTAATTGGGTTGCATTAACTTGAGTTGCATTATTCCAAAGCAAATAATCTGCACCGGGATTTCCTGTAGTAGCTGTTGTATTTGCTTTATAAAAATAATAGCTACTAGATACTCCACTTGCGCCTGAATAACCAGAAATACCAGAGAATCCGCTGTAACCAGAAATACCAGAAAAGCCACTAATTCCTGAGTAACCTGATATTCCGCTATAGCCGCTGATTCCACTAAAGCCAGAATACCCGCTAATTCCTGAGAATCCGCTATAACCTGATATGCCTGATCCTGAATAACCGCTTATTCCAGAGAATCCACTAATTCCGCTAAATCCAGAATAGCCACTTATTCCTGAAAAGCCGCTATAACCGCTAATACCAGAAAATCCACTATAGCCACTAACACCAGAAAATCCAGAATAACCAGAAATGCCTGAGCCAGAATAGCCAGATTTACCGCTGTAGCCAGATATACCTGAATATCCTGATACGCCAGATCCTGAATAGCCAGAAATTCCGCTATAGCCACTTATGCCAGAATAACCAGAAATTCCAGAGTAACCTGAAATCCCACTAAATCCAGAGTAACCACTAATTCCTGAGTAACCTGATATTCCTGAAAATCCTGAAAAACCAGATATACCTGAAAAACCGCTGTATCCGCTTATGCCAGAAAAACCTGAGTAACCAGAAACACCAGATCCGCTATAGCCGCTATACCCGCTAATACCAGAGTAACCGCTAAGACCTACTGCTCCTGAAAAACCACTATACCCGCTAATCCCTGAGTAACCGCTAATACCAGAATAACCAGAAATACCACTATAGCCTGAATAGCCTGAAGTTCCAGCAGCAGAGAACTGAGTAAAGTTAATAGGGCTTACATTGATTGTTCCAGTTTCAGGAACTAAAGCTACCCAACCAGTTCCAATGTTATCTATTCCATAAAGAATAAAAGTAAAAGCACCGGGAACTTCTGCCCAAGTGTTCATATCTGGTGATCTAGTCCAATCTCCAGCAGAAGCAATATAGATACCATTTTGGGCGGCATTAGTTTGATTCTTAACTAGAACACGATCACCAGCTAAAGTAGTGTATCCATCAATAGTTTGAAGCCCTGAAAGGGTAATGTTTCCACCACCTTGTTCAATAGTAGTGGTAGCACATTGACATTCAGCTTTTGGTGTAAGACCTACTACTAAATTATCAACATATTCTTTATTTACTATATCTGTTGGATTTACAGGAACAGAATCTACCTGCCCTGTAGTAGCTTCCATATTAATAAATTTTGCAGAATATAGACCTTCTTCTAAGCCTTCTATCTGAACAAAAGCATCTGTAGAGCCAGCAGTATCTAAGTTGACTGCAAAATCACCACGATTCCATGCCTGAGCAATTGTTCCCTCTTGTCCCCTAACAACAGTAAAAGCATCGCCAGAAACAGAAGTTACATAAACAATTTCATTTATTAAACTGTTAGTAGCATTAACTAAAGTTAAAGCAAACTGTTGATTGCTTGCTGGTTGCGGAAAATATTGCCCTGTTCCACTAGCTACATAAATAGTAGTGTCAGTAGAAGATACTGGCAATGACAGAGTAGATTGCGCTTGATTAGCAAATAAGAATATTGTCATGGTAAACCCTAAGCAATATTCTTAAAGAATACTATATGTGTCGTTTGCAGCGCCAGTAAATTTAACAGTTGTAGCTGGATAAGTTAAAGCATACACAATTTGACCAGTTTCATTCAAAGTTGGAGTTACTGCTGTGTAAAAAGTCGCTCCACTATCAAAAGATAACTGGATAGCTCTACTTCCATTTGAAGAATTTAATACTAAAGTAGCTGGATAAGCTAAATTAGGTAAAGCTACAGTTGCAGTAGCTCCAGTAAGAGTGCCTGTGATAGGGCTTCCATAGTTATAAGTCATAAATTTTCCTTAGTAAAGTTCTGCCCAAATAGCAAGAGAAGCTGTTCCGCCACCACCAATAATGCCAAAACCATAAGTTTTGCCGGGAGGAACTATTGCTGAAATACTGCTTCCAACAGTAGCGTTTGTGTAGCTATTAAAGTTAGCTTCATAACATTCGCCTACAGGTTGTCCATCAACAAAAAAAGCCACAAAAGCTCCATTTGTATATACACAAGTATTTACCATTATTGGGTAAGTGTTGGTGTTTGTATAAGTGGTGTCTAATGCTCTAGAAGTCAAAACATTGTGCCAAGATTCACCACCAAGACCTAAACCTTTTGCAACACTATTTACAAACGCAGTAGTAGCAATTTGAGTGTTATTTGTGCCTGCTGATGGAGTAGGCGCTGTTGGTGTCCCTGTAAATCCTGGGCTATTAATTAACGCATAGTTTAATAAACTGTTATATACATAATCAAGTGTTGCTAGTTGACTAGGAACAGCAGGAAAAGATGGCGCTGGGATTCCATAAGTTGGTGCTGTAGGAACTCCAGTAAAAGCTGGGCTATTTAACAAAGCATAAGCCGCTAAAGAAATAATAGGGTTATCCAAAACCCAAGCATTGTAAGCAACGCTATAAGTTAGGCTTAAAGGATACCCAGCACCGGGAATATAGCCAGCAGTTAAAGCAGTATTGTTTCCAACAACAATAGGTAATGCGCCCGTAACTGTAGAACCAAGAGTTAAGTTAAAAGTGGCTGCACCTGTATTGGCATAAGCAGAAACAATAGTAACTGACATGCCATCTGTTAATGCTGTTAATGTAGATGGAAGGGTTGCGGTTAGTGCATTGGCTGTTCCAGCGGCATAAGCATAAGTGTAATAAGCACTTTGTAATTGAGCAGATTGAACTAGGTTTGCCATTACCGCAGCAGTATCATAGTTTCCTACAATATCGCTTAATAAAAAAGGAGTGCCAGTTGTGCCTTCTTGCGCCCTAACAACAGTTAGCGTATCGCCTGATCTAGCTGTGCAATTACAAATTTCATAGGTAGAAGAAGAAGCAGCGCTAACTAAAGTAACTTTAAACTGTTGCCCAGTTGTAGGACTTGGAAACAAAGAACCAGTACCGGGAGCTACCGTAATGGTTGTTTGAGTAGCAGTAATAGGGGCTGCTAGGGTAGTTTTAGCATTGTTTGCATAAAGCTGAATAGTCATAAAAATCCCTATTAAAGATAATGTAATTGTAGCTAATCAATAAGTAATTGTGTAGTTATATTGAAAAGGCAAATTTAATGTTCTAGACTGAATTGCGGCTTGAAAAAAAGGCGAAATTGTCAAATTGGGTATATTGATTGTTACTGAATTTGCACTTCCATAAGTAACGCTAATATTGTAAATATCAGCTATATCAGGAATATTCGTACCATTTACACCATAAATAAAACGAGCAACTCGTCTTTTTAGCCATTGTGTGGTGTATTGAAACCCATCGCCCTTATAGAAATTCCAAGTCAAAATTCTTTTAAAAACATCGTCTGTTACTACATACGATCCTGATGGAGCATTTTCTATATCTTGGCTATAGGCAGTTGTATCATAAGGAACGGTATCGTATACGCCTGCTGTAGTAAAGCTGGTGGGAGAACCTAAACTTGGGCGTAAAACTCCATAGATTCCATAAACTGACCAATCTAATAGTGGATATGACTGAATAGTATAGATTGGTAAATTTAAGTTATTTGTAGCATTTAGCCTATTTTGTGATTCAGTATTGTATGCAGTAAAAAAAGCCTGTAAATCATCGCTATACGGATCTTGCGTATATTGCTGATAAAGATAAGCTGGTAGAACTTGGGTCTGCATATTAGCCCTGAGTAATAGTAATCAAGCTAGAGTTAGTAGAAAAATAGCTTTCAGGATCACCATAAATAAGCAAAGTCCCTGTAACTGGTGAAGTTGCTATTCCATTAATATCCACAACATAGTTAATTTTGGATATTTGAGATACAGGCAGAATTGGGGCTACTGCTAGCTGAAATGCTTCTTGTAGCTCAAAAGTGTTAATTGGCTGTCCTACTGCAATGCTATTGATATAAGTAGCAATAGCTGGCGTAGCTAATTGCGCTATAGCAGTTGGAGATACTAAATTGGTAGAAATAGTATTCCAAGTAATAGCAATTTGAACAGTTTGAGCAGGGGGATTTACAAAAACAATGCTATAGGTATCTGGGTAATCATTAACAGATACTGTGATATTTCGTAAATTTGGCGTTACTACACCGCCACTTACATAAGTCAAACTGGTTGCATTTAACGGAATGCTAAAAGTATTTTCACTTAAAACTGTAGCTGTTCTTGTACCATTAAATCCAGTAGGAGTAACTCCAGAAATGGTGACAGTTTGACCTGTTGAATACCCATGATTTAAGTTTGTAGTAACTACTGCTGGATTTGTAGAACTGATTCCTGATACCAATAAAGTAGATCCAACTAAATTAGAAATATCTGGAACAGAGTTAAAAATAGCATTGGCTACTTGGTATGGATCTCCACCACCACAAATAATTTCCCATTGATTGGTAGCCACATTTCTGACAGAAATAAGCCTTGGTTGCACTCCTGACACTTGAGAAAGCTGTGCTTTAATAAAAGTTGGTACGCCTTGAGCAGTCACCATTCCAGCTTGCATTACTTGAGCTTGATATGAAGCAATAGTTTGAGCTATTAACCCCGGCAATCCAGCAGAAGGATTTGTACAAGTAAGGGTATACCCTGAAGGTACAGAAGTAATAATTTGTGTAACTGTTCCTGCTGGAATAGCCCAAGATCCAGCTACAGTTGCTAAACAATACAGCGCGGGGCTTTGACCAGATGTACTAATAATTCCGCCGTCTTGAACGGTGTATTGATATGTACCATCTGATACTGTAAAGCCAACAGGAATTACAAACCCCGCAAGGCCACTAAAAACAACATACACCGAAGTGTTAGAGCCTTGACCTTGTTGAACGCCATAGACTTGTCCTAATTGGTACAGAATAGATGGGTTGGCTGTTGCGGGGCTAATTGAGTTTACTAAATCTACAAAAGCTTGATCTTGCACGACAACCGCGCCCGCAGCGGTAGATGCCATATCTTCAACTAAAGAGCCGGGTAAATCCGCAGTTAAACCGGGGGCGAGAGCTGTAGCTGCTGCAATTTCAGCATTTAATAAATCTGTTGGTAAAGCTGGTATTGCGCCAGCAGTCGTGATTTGTGCCATTAGCTCGCCACCGTTGTAGAAATGGTTGTTCCGTTCTGAAATACAGCATTGATATTATAAGTTGGATTTGCTGCATTTAACTGTTTTACTACGGTCAAACTTGCAAAATACGGCGCAAATTGAGTTTGCGTACGATTAACTGCAATATCCGGTGGAATTTGTGTATGGACAGAATTTTGAGCTGGGATACCGTAGTTTGCGTAAAACGGGCTTTCGCCTTGATTTAACCGTAAAGTTTGTGCAAGGGTAGCCAACCAAACGTAACTGGTATTGGTTACTTCTGTCCACTGTCCCGTTTTAGGGTCTACGCCGTAAGTTCTCATAATTAATCCGGTGAAGTCGTTGTAATGGTAGAGCTTCCGCCCTGTACATTATTAACATTATGCACGTGAGTTGCCAAGCTTTTTCCTTCGGCAGTAACATCGTTTGTAACTGTCATTGGGCCAATAAACGAAGCGCTAGTGCCATGTGTGCTGGTGCCTTGAGTTACAGGGCCATTTAATTGAATTACGCCGTTTAATGCGATTGTGTTGGCGGTAATTGATACTTCTGTACCCGACACGGAAATATTAGTGCTGCCAATTACTACGGTTACACCTTCAGGCGTAAGCGTGACGGTGCAATTATTATTTGTGTCTCGAAGTACGACGCCATTAGGAGCGTTAATATTGACCGCATTAGGATCTACGTCTGACCAGTTTGCATTGCCAATTGGAACGTAAACTAAACCTTCTAGATTTAAAGGGTTTGTTAATGGCGCAACGCCACTGCCAAGGCCGTTAATCCCGCCAAGGCGCGCATTAGCGGCTATACATATACCGAAGTCGCCTACTTGTACGGGGAGCCGTACATAGGTGCTTTCAGCGATAGCGCACTCTACTTGAGGAAAAGTTAACCCGTTGCTTTGATCGATTTCAAAAGCGACAGTCACGATTGCCCCATTTACCGCGACAACGCGGCAAGGGAGCTGCCACCCAAAATTTTCTTGATTTGCGTCAATTTTACTTTGGATGTAGTTGGTCATTGTGACCGCAAACGGTAACTTTTGGGATAAATCCATTAAAGGTTTACTCCTTGCATAATCGCATCAATGACAGTTACCCAGCTATCGCCATTGGGCTGACGACTGCTACCAATGTGATGTAGCTTGTTAATCATAAATGTACCGTTAAACGATAAATTATCCCTAAATTGGGACGCATTATTAACGACGTTGTTTACCGGAATATTGGGCTGAAAAGTGATGTAGTCTCCAATATTCAAATCGCCGCGCATTGTGACACGTGCTTGAATAGTAGCAATATCTAGCCACGTTAAATTACCGATAACATCCGTAAAGAGTATTTCTGTTGTGCCCGTTGGCACTATTTCAGAATCGCTTAAAAAAAATCCTTTAGAGGTATTGGTAATACTGGCTCCGGTATACGTAGGGCTTTTATTAATTTCTCTACTAATTTTATTTATTTTTGTTGCGTAGGCAATTAAGTTAGTAAATTGCCCGCTGGCAGTTTCGGGTAATGTTAATCCGGAACTAAAGCTACCATATACATTTGCGGGAGATCCGTCAGGATTTTTATAGGCAGTTTGTAATGTTTGTTTTACCGAAGCTGTTAATTCTTGGTTTTTATTCCATTGAGCTGTAATATTAACGGGCACATTTGGGTTAACAGTTGAAGGTACAAAAATAATATCTAACCCCACTTCTGTCCCTTGCCAAGTAGAAAATGCTTGCAAGATGGAGCCTTTAATAATTTGCCCAAATTGCTTTGGTTTAGTATAGGGTAAACCTTTAGACATTCCTACGCTAATTTCAATACTGGCGTATTTGTAATTATTGCTGCCTGTTTCACGTACTGGATTTAGCCCTGCGGTTTGCCCCAATTTGTTTAAATCTACGCCCCAA